TTAGGGCTAAAGAGATCCTTGACCTGCTCTAACGCTAACTCTCCTGCCTTGTCTTGGTCAAAACAAATGACCACGTTCTCGTAACCCTCTAGCCACTCTAGGTTCTGCTTGATCTCCTTAGATGCGCTAGACGCCCCTGTCCGTAGCGACACCACGTCGTACTTCTGTCCAAACATCTCGTAGATAGACATGGCATCTAACTCGCCCTCAGTTATCACGAGGTACTTACCTGTGCCTCTGCAATGCTTCTGACCAAACAAGCCTACGTTACTGTGGTTGCCTGACGCACTAAATTGCTTTGTCTTTACTACACGCTTCTTAGCGCCTACTACCTCACCAGTATCCTTGTCAAAGTAGGGGTAGTAGTGTGCATCAATCGTACCGTCAGGAGCGTACTCTACTGTCACTTGGTAACGCTTACACGTACCTTCAGACAGCCTCCTGTCAGGTATGGCAGACACTACGCCGCCCATGTATAAGTTACTTGGTGTTGACACTTCCGTTTCTTCTCCTGTGTTACCGTTTACGTGGTACCCGCAGTCTGGTGTGAAACAGTGGCGGCCACCGTTAGAGTAGACCGCCATGTTATCCTTACTACCACACTTGGGACATTCCTCGTGGTATAAGAATTTATCACCCATTAGAAGTCAGCCATTCCTTCAGGGGCATCAGCCTCCTCTAGAACCTTGACCGCTTCCAGATACGTAGGCGTACCGTGTACTGGGTGTGCTGGACCTGTCTTGTACTTCAGACGCACACGGGAGTTATACGGAACCTCTCCGGTGTACTTGTTGCCGTCAGCGTCAAACAGTGCAATATCGTACTTTGACTTAAACTTGCGTTGCTTGCTGCCTTCGTAGTCCTTGATCTTTACACCGTTTGAAGACAAGGCACTAGCGTCATCCTCTGACATGGTAATGGTAATGCTGTACGCACCAGTAGACTGACCTTGATACACGTCGTGTTGCGTGACGTTGCTAAAGTTTACTGTTCCTTCGATAACTTGACTTGACATATGGAATAATCTCCGTTAGTTAATTAACTGTACTCGCAAGTACACCTATAGTATACCACACTCCTCCTCTGATTGCAACCCTCGACAACTTAAGTTTCTAATGTAGTACTAATGTAGTACTACCTTACTTTCTACTAAAGCTTACTCTTTAGTAATACTTAAGTATATATTATCATAGTCCTCCTGTAATTGCAAGACTTCATCTTGTAAAATAGTACCTTCATTATCTATTGACTCAGTATTCTCTAGTTCCCAGTGAGTAGCAATAGAGACTGACAGGCATTCGCTACAGAGGTCGTAGTGTAACCCCCTAATATCCTTCTTAACTGCCTCTAAATCGTCTAGGATCACATCGCAAGCCTTACACCTCATAGTCTTCCCCAAATATCTTGTCATAAGACCTCATAAGCTCATTATAGCTCATGTCCCTGTATTTCTTCAGTAATACAGTACGTGCCATAGACACCACCGTTGCAAAGTCTATAAAGTTTAGCTCAAACTCTGATAAATCCTGTATCATCTGCTCTTGTGTTAAGTCTGGTTCCATTATTCATCCTCCGACGGTACTGTATCAGTCCAGTGATACGTTAGTGCTATGTAAACTGCTAGTGGAATCCACAGTGGAGCAGTAACAAACGCAATAATTACTGATAATACTCTATACATATCAACCACCTAAAAACATATCTGCTAAAATAAAAACGACTAGTGTCACTATTACCAAGTATATCACACTGCCTCCTGTCCGTACCATTTCATGGGGATGCCTCTAGCGTCCCAATCGTCTGCCTTGAAGTTATAGTATACCTGATAGCCTAGTACAGGGTCAACCCTCTTGCACTCATCTGGCATACATTGGGGTGGCTCAGTGTACGGGCCTATATTTTGACACACTATGTTACTAAATAGTGGATCTAAGGCCACAGGAAGCGTTTCTAGGGCTTTCCCGTGTTCCCTAATGGTCTTGTGTACCTTCTGATAACGTCGCTCATACTCGCTCCCAAGAGCCATTAGGTGCTGGTGCGTCCAGCGGTAATGTCTAGGATTAGCCCTAACCCAGACTGCTGAAGGGTGGTTTTTGTGGGTGCTTTTGTATGCTATCTGCCCACCGTCTAGCTCGTTGTGAGCCGTAGACAGTAGCTGAGCAGTCTCTAGTATCATTTTTACCACGTGACGATCACATTGTAATCTAGCGGCCTCGTGTGGGTCACGGTCTAAGTAGAATATGTTCATTAGTCCTCCTCTAGTATGCGTTCGTAGCACCATACATGGTAACACATGTCGTATTCATCTACAACCATATCGTACTCATGGTGTACAGTCTCGTTACAATACTCGCACATGCTCATAACTAAGTATCTCCGTTGTCAATCTCATCCTGAATGATACCCTCAAAGTAATCAATGTTCCACCCTTCGCGTAAGTCCTGTGAGCCTATGCTGACCTTCAGGATCTCAAATACATCCCTGTAGTCATCGCAAGTCAACTCCCAGTGTATAACAGCGTCTAAGGTAGCCCATTCGCAATCAAGTTGCACAGGTGTCTCGTGTAGTCCGTATCTGTTCATGGCCTAGTAACCCCCCGTTAAAACTATGCTTAAGTCTTGGGCGTCAGCGGCAAAGGATAACCCACGCTCCACCAGTGCCGCAACCCCATTGTAAAAGTCTGAATCTGTTTTGTAGCATATAATCATGGCCTAAGCCTCCTCGTTAACCGTTATCCAAAATACCGCTATCAGTGAGCCTATGATCCAGAGCCACGCGTAATCCTGTAGACTCATAACAAACACTCCCATAAAAATAGTGTACCAGTAAACACAGTAACAAACAATAGTGCCGCTAGCATTTCATTATCACAATTCATGGCCTAATGTCTCCCCTGTTGTCTTAGATCGTTCAAGGTAGTTTACCCATCGCAAATTGTCAAGCGCTCTTTGATACTGCCTAAACGCGTGGCGCTCTGATTCCTGAATGTGCTTCCACGTGTTGCCATAGTCCGCGTCATTCATTATCATATCTAATGACGTGGCGTCAAGCTTATCCCATTCCGCTTTAGTCCGCGTGACCTCTGTCGCTAGTGCAAAAACATCGTATCCCATGGCCTCAGGCCTCCTCTAGTGCACAGTATTGATCCATTAATAAACAATCTAGCTTAACAAATTCTGAGACAGTGAGCAACCCCATGGTGTACAAGTTATCTAGGCTACGCTCTAGGCGCTCAAGTTTGCCTAGGTTGTCCGCTGATTGTATACGCTTTACCGCTGATTGATAATTGCTCATGGCCTCAGGCCTCCTCTGAATAAATGGGCTTAGCGCGGATGATGTCTGTACCCTTGTGATCTTCCCCAATAAACTCTAGTGACCATCGAATCACAGGGTACTTACCCTCCTCTAGATCCGTAGTGTCTACCCATTTACGTAAAGCCCTGTATGCCGCGTTCAACTGCGGGTAGCTGGTACTGTAGCCTACGATATCGTACCCGTCTGGTGAATCCTCACTAGATGCCGCACGGCCTCTGAATAACTGAGTGTTAAACGTGTCGCTCATGGTAGCGTTAAACCTGTAGTTGCTGTACTTCACTGATATGATGATGGCCATTGTATTACCCTCGTTTGTGGTTTTGGTTTAGCAGTAGACCCTAGGGTAACCTAAGACCCACCACTAACGCAACCCCCGTTTACCCTAGAATATCGCTGGTGTCATATCCATTAGCGTCTAGCCATTCTCTGGCCTCGTCTATCATACAGAATGACATGTCATAATCATAGCAGATATTACCCTGCATAACGTAGACGCATATGGCATCATCCTCGCCCTTAATGATGTGTTCAAAGTAAACACGATCAGTACCAACGTATACACTGTAGTCTTTATGTATTGCCATGGCCTCAGGCCTCCCGTCTCTGCAACAAGTAAACGTCTGTCTGTACCCGCTCTAATTCCTCTAGTAATTGATCGTGGAGAGCCGCAGAGGGACTATCAAAGTCCCCTAGTATGCTCTTAATGTTTTCCACCATCGCCAGTTTGAGATCTAATAATGTCATGGCCTCAGGCCTCCCGTGTTGTGTTGCGTTGTCGATGGGTTAACTATGAGGCATCCAGAGGCAAAACACAAGCAAAAACCCTTAAATTTATTTTTGGTAATAGTTGTGACCTGGCAATGATTTTCTATTGACACAGTGGTACATTGTATGCTTGCGGTGTGCCTGAGGGTCCTACATTAGTCCACACACTTTGTCAACGTGAATATTACACTTGACAACACAGGACTATTTGTGATACACCCAAGGCCCTTGGTCCTACCATAGTCTGCCCCTCGTGTCAACCCCTGTAGCCTTGTGAATAGTACCAATGTTTACCCTTGCATCTTGTGTTGGCCTGTGTTATGCTAGAGGGTTGCCTAGGGGTGGGCCTTGTGTTGATACCGGGGGAGGGGGATTACCTGTGGTTATTATTGTTGTACCTACCCATGCACAAAATAAGGCTAAATTAGCTAAAAAGCAGGTTAGTTGACTTATGTATAACCCCTTGTTATACCTTGTGTTTACCCACGGGCGGCACTAAAGTAATAAATCTAGATGCCCTAAGTAGTATTTGTTATATATTTACATTAAATAAAGCTTGACTTTTGTGTAAAACTATGGTATAATATAAGGCAGATACTAGGATGAATTAATAAGACAGGTGTTGGGCCTTAGTTGACTACTAAACTGTTCGTATAGATCCCTTCTTCTGTTGCCTCCTAGGTAAGGGACTCATGCGAACTCATGTTAAACATAAGGAACACAGGATAATGTCTGAAGATGACACCCTAACTAAACAATTAGCAGAACGTAAGGAAGTAAACTTACGGAAGAGAAGTAGAGGCAGACCTAAGAAGTCTGAAGTAAAGGCTAAGACCACAGGTTCTAGAGGTAAAGTAGGTAGGCCTAAGGGCGATGCTGGCATCATAAATGAGTACAAAGCTCGTATGCTAGCTAGTCCTAAGTCAGAACTAGTGTTACAGACTATCTTTAATGCCGCAACTAACGATGACCACAAGAATCAAGCAGCAGCATGGAAGTTAATAATGGATCGTATACTGCCTGTTGGTGCATTTGAGAAGGAAGTAATGAAGGACGGTGGTAGGAACGCAATACAGATCAACATTACTGGCGTTGGAGCTACAGAAGTGTTTGGTAGCACTCAAGGGGAAAATACGTTTGATGGAGAATCAGTGGATGTCACAGAGTAAAGTAGAAGAAGCACTAGACGAAGTACTAGGATACGTAGTAAGAGTAGGAGATGCCACTAGTCAGTTAGTAAACGTGGCCATACTACTAGGTGACAACGCTAATGAGTCTGTATCAGGGCGTAGCCACAGGTTAAAGAGCAAGTCTAAGGCTTGGGCGTGGCTAGGAGCGTCTATTAACTTTGTGTTTGACGAAGAACACTGTGAACGAGCGTACAACAACGACGTAGCTAGGGCAGCAAAGACCCTGAGTGAAGCTAAGCCTAAGAAAAAAACTACTAAGAAGTGAAGTATTTCTCTATCACAGAGTTTGACTGTAAAGAAACAGGAGAAAACAATATGAATCCTGAGTTTCTAGAAAAACTAGACACACTCAGGCACTATTGTGGTCTTCCATTTGTTATTACCAGCGGCTACAGAAGCCCTAGCCACCCGTTAGAGGCTATAAAAGAGATACCGGGGACTCACGCGCAAGGCATAGCAGCAGACATTAAGATAACTAACTCTGCTCAACGGTATTCGTTAATAAAAGCTGCCTTAGAACACGGTTTTACTGGCATAGGGGTCGCTGGTAACTTTATACACCTAGACATACGGGGTTCACTGCCCGTTATGTGGACGTACTAGAAACAGTGACTGACTTAAATGTACAACTGTTGCCGTGGCAGCAGGAAGTCTACTCTGATCCTACACGGTTCAAGGTAGTAGCGGCAGGGCGAAGGACAGGGAAGTCACGCCTCGCTGCATGGATGCTAATTATTAATGCTCTACAGACCGACAAAGGTCAAGTTTTTTACGTTGCGCCCACGCAGGGACAGGCCCGTGACATCATGTGGCAAACCCTCTTGGAGCTAGGAAACCCTGTGATTAGTGGTGCCCACATCAATAATCTACAGATCAAGCTGGTCAACGGGGCCACGATTAGTCTCAAAGGAGCCGACAGGCCAGAGACAATGCGTGGTGTTTCCTTGAAGTTTCTTGTGATGGATGAGTACGCAGACATGAAGCCTGACGTATGGGAGCAGATTCTCCGTCCAGCACTAGCTGACCAAAAAGGTTCAGCGATGTTTATAGGTACGCCTATGGGCAGGAACCACTTTTACGAGCTGTACAAGTTAGCGGAGCTAGGTGACGATGAAACTTACAAGGGGTGGCACTTTACCAGTTATGACAACCCCATCCTCGACCCTGAAGAAATTGACACAGCAAAGAAGTCCATGTCGAGTTACGCCTTCCGACAAGAGTTTATGGCCTCATTTGAAGCAAGAGGCTCAGAAATGTTCAAAGAAGATTGGGTACACTTTGGAGAAGAACCAGACGATGCCCAGTACTATATCGCTATTGACTTAGCTGGCTTTGAAGAAGTTAACAAGAAGAGAACTAAGAACACTAAACTTGATGAGACTGCAATCGCTGTTGTTAAAGTTGGTACTAATGGTTGGTACGTTGATAACATTATACATGGGCGGTGGAGCCTTGACGAGACTGCCTCCAAGATATTTCAGGCCGTTAGAGATTACGAACCCGTTAGTGTTGGTATTGAAAGAGGTATAGCAAAGCAGGCTGTAATGAGTCCCCTGACAGATTTAATGAAGCAGTACGGGAGATTTTTTAGAGTCGAAGAACTAACCCACGGTAACAAGAAAAAGACTGATAGGGTTATGTGGGCTTTGCAGGGAAGGTTTGAGAACGGCCAAATAGAACTAAGAAAGGCAGAGTGGAACAACAGATTCATGGATCAACTGTTTCAGTTCCCTGATCCTCTGACCCACGATGACTTGGTTGACGCACTAGCATACATAGATCAATTAGCTAAAGTAGCATACAACTACGACTTTGAAGTTGACGATCACGAAATATTAGATATAGTGGCAGGTTACTAAAATGATGAACCCTTTACCAGACGAGCTAGTAAAATCTATGAGTACCAAGCGTGTTTGGCGTCCCTTTAATACATACGGAATCTACGCAATTTCTGCTGTGGTGTTTTTTACACTTGGTTACAGCGTAGCAATAATCTAAGGAAAATACTATGGCAGAAGAAATTTATAGCCCTGACCCACTTTTAATTGAAGAGTCGCTAGAACAGTGGGTAATGATAAAGTGTGACAACTGGAGAGACAACTATGAGTCAAACTACGAACAAAAGTTTGAGGAATACTATAGGCTATGGAGAGGTCAATGGGATCCTGCTGACTCTGAAAGAGCGTCAGAGCGTTCTAGAATTATCTCTCCTGCGTTACAGCAGGCTGTAGAATCTAACGTAGCAGAACTAGAAGAAGCTACTTTTGGTCGTGGTAAGTGGTTTGACATACAAGATGACATGAACGACCAAGAGCGTCAGGACGTACTGTACCTACGTAACAAACTAACAGAAGACTTTGAATCCTGTAAAGTACGGAAGGCTGTTGCGGAGTGCTTAATTAACTCTGCTGTCTTTGGTACAGGCATTGGCGAGATTGTACTAGAAGAAATAAAGGAGATGGCCCCAGCAACTCAACCACTTATGGGCGGGGATCTCACGGCTGTAGGCGTTAACATTACGGACAGGGTTGTTGTTAAGTTAAAGCCAGTGATGCCTCAGAACTTCCTTATCGACCCTGTAGCTACGTCTGTCGAAGACGCTATGGGTGTTGCCATTGATGAATTTGTGTCTATGCACTCTGTAGAGCTACTACAGGAACAGGGAGTGTACAAAGAGGCGTACCTTGAGTCTGCGGCTCCTGATTCAGAACTAGAGCCAGATCAAGACTTATCTGTGTACCACGATGACAAGGTTAGATTAACTAAGTACTACGGGCTTGTACCACGAGAACTACTAGAGGCAGAAGGAGTAGACGTAGAAGAAGACAGTAAGTACGTCGAGGCTATCGTTGTTATTGCTAACGGTGGTACGCTACTTAAGGCTGAAGCTAACCCGTACATGATGCAGGACCGTCCTGTAGTTGCTTTTCCTTGGGACGTAGTACCATCAAGGTTCTGGGGTCGTGGTGTTTGTGAGAAGGGCTACAACAGCCAGAAGGCACTAGATACAGAGTTACGCGCTCGTATTGATGCTCTAGCACTCACTATACATCCAATGCTCGCTATCGACGCTACACGGCTTCCTAGAGGAGCTAAACCAGAAGTACGTCCCGGCAAAATGATTCTAACTAACGGAGATCCGCGTGAAGTACTACAACCGTTTAATTTTGGTCAAGTCGGAC